GCCCCGGTCGGCGGTGTTGCGGGTGGGATCATCGGGAATGGCGCCGGGCAGCGTGAAGCGGTCGAACGCGGGCTCGGGGGATGTGCGGGTCGGCATCGGTTGTTAGTTGACACGAGGAGTTGGAGTCTCGTCCAGGCGGGTTTTTCCGGGATCAGGCGGGACCTCGCGGTGTGGAACGGCGGAAATCGGCCATTTTTGGCCATGCGGCGCGGATCGGTACCGTCGCGGCGACTGTCTAGAGTCCCGGTTAATTTAGACGGTTCTCTGACAAGAGCGGTTAGAGTCCGCGCTGGCCGTTCAGAAGCTTCTTAGTGGCGGATTTGCGCCGTTTCAGCGTTCTCTGAGGGACCGGAAGCGCGCCTCGAACCGGGACAGAAGTGGGACTCAAGGTGCCCCAGTTCGGGAGGAAAATCGCGAACTGGGCACTCATTGATATTAAAGGGAAATACCGGGTCCAACGCGCCCGAAACGCATTACTGACTCGCATGAAAGTGGGCGCGTTCTTGTCAGCCTTCGCGGCCGACCGTGACGGTCCTCGACCTGGTGTACTTGCGTTCGCCGACCTCGATCCACGCCAGGGGACCCAGATGGATATTGCCGCCGTCCTTGAAGGTGACGCGATCGGCGAGGCCGTCCTTGAAGGCGTCAATCCGCGATCGCCGCCATCCGCCGTAGCGCCTGCGGCCGCACCACAGGCGGAAGACGGTGATGGGCGAACCGGCCACGGCGAGCTCCTCTGCGAGTCGGCTCACCGAGCTAGAATGTAGGATGAACGTCTGCAATCCAATCAGTCTGCCAAAGTGGCTAAAGGCACGAAGCGACCAATGCCCTTATTCTATCGTCCCAGGACTTGTTGGACTGAATTCCGACGGTGCGGCGCGTCCCTTCGTCATTGATCGCCACTAGATAGGCAACCGAGTCGATCGCCCAACCTTCAGCTCCAGCGAAGATCAGAACCTTCCGCTCTCCCCTAATCGACATTGGTAACGCGAGATCGGCTAGACCTACGCCGATACAGTACTCGAGTTCCAATGAGCTCTTATCACTCGCTTGGGTGGCGGGAGGCATCTTGCTCAACCGTTGCTGCAGATCCTCCGCGTACGCGGTCTTCGCCAAACCTACGGCTAGACTGGCAATCAAGGCGGTGATGACCTTCATGCACTATCCTTTCCTAGACCTTCTTCACGACTGCGACGACGCGACCGATGATATGAAGTTCGTCGTGCGCAACCGGATAATCGCTGACGTCCGGGTTGTCGGAGACCAGATGGACGCCGCCGTCAGGTAGAACTCGAACACGCTTGATCATCGCGATTGACCCTGCGTGCAGCGCCCAGAGCTGATCGCTAACCCTTACCATCTCCTGGCTGCGGTCGATCAGCACAAGGTCGCTCGGGTGAATCGTCGGAACCATAGAGTCGCCAATCCCGATCGCGAAATAGAGGCGGCTGGACGGCGCGCGCGTGAATTGTCGGATGAACGATCGGGGAAATCGCTCGATCGAAGTTGCGACCGAAGCGTCGTCCACGAAGGAGCCGCCCATGCCATAAGCTACATCTGAAACGACGACTTCGACGAGATCGTCGAGATCGCGATGCCTGGCGATGTCGTGGCCGTTGCCACTAGGCTCGGGATCGTCGGTCTCACCCACGAGGAATTCGACGGACGTATGCAGCTCGCGCGCAATCCGATGGAGATGTGCCGAACTGTGCGACTTGCCCGAGATGAGCGCAGATATTGTCGGCTGCTTCAGGCCGACTCGGCGCGCGAGCTCGGCCCCCGACATGTCGAGTGCCTTGAGACGGTCTCTGATCCGATCCCCCACCGTCATGCGAGCAACCTATAGAAAAGCGAATTGGCCCGCGCGTTAGAAGTGCCTGTTGACTTGATATAGGCATATCTATAGCACCTATAGGCATGCCGAACTCATCCACTCCCTTCGACGCGCTTGAAGAGCTCATTGCGAGAGCTGGCGGATCCCAGAGCGCGCTGGCGCGTGCATTAGAGGTCTCTCAGCCCACCGTCTGGCACTGGCTACGGTCGTCGAAGCGACTGCCTGCCGAATACGTGCTCACAGCGGAGAGGCTCTACGGCGTCTCCAGGCACGATCTGCGGCCGGACGTCTATCCACGCGATTACCCTCCTGCTCCCGAAGCCCGGAAGCCCGCGGATCATGTCAGCGCCGGCCGCGAGGCGCACCGTCTAAGTGGCGGTGCCAAATGAGCAGCCTATTCAGCTCTGTCGGCGTCAAGGTAAGCTGGTCGGGCGAAGTCAGGGACCAGTTCGGTCGCCGATTCTGGTCGATGGAATCGACGCAACTTGCGGGCCGCTGGGCAACCCTCATGCTCCCGAGTCGGGCGGACGACTTCGTCATCATCCAAGACGCGGCCGGCCGTGAGTTTCGCGCCGACCTGATCGCTGACCCCTTCATGCGGTCGAAAGCCGCGCAGGTCGAGGAAGCGAAGAGGCGGACATCAATCGTTCGCCGGCAGGCTGAACTGCTGGTCGATCTCATTGATCAGCGCCTCGAGGAACAACTCCGCGCCGGCAATTTCTTCTGCCGCCTCGCCGCCCATTTGCCGCCTGGCTTGTTCAAACGCCTCTTCCATCGTGCCGGGCAACCTCGTCTCGACAATGCGGAGATGTGCGCGGACCAGGTGCCGCTGCGCGTCGATGCGAGCCTCAAGTTGGCTCAAGCGATTTTCGAACATCCGCACGCGGTCCTCCAGGCTCGGCCCCATGTTGTGCCTCCAGTCTTGAGCAGCCCGATTCCTAGCGACGCCAAAGTGGCGGCGCACCGTCTAAATGGAGACGCGAAATGAGCGGCCGGTCACTGAAGGGTATCGGCGAGCGGGTTCCGAACGCGGACGAAGAGCTCCTCGACCAAGTCGTGGTATCCGACCCGATAGAGCACGGCGAGCTGGTTGAGGACGGTCAGAGCGGCGCCCTCGGGGGTGAGATGGAATTGCCCGCTGCAGGCGCGCAGCATGAAGTTGTTCTCGCCGCGGAAGACGAGGACGGTGCCGTCGAACCGACATCGGACGAACTCGATTCCGTCCGCTGGAACGACTTCCTCTCCAAACTCACGTCCCTCGACGGTCGTCAGTTCCGCGTCCGGCATACCCCTTCTCCTGCTGGTGTCGACAACCGCAGGATGACCGAAGCGGCCGCCCTTCGGCAAGCTCTGGCTGAGCGGAATGCGAAGGGCGGCCGCCGAGAGCGAGTGATTCTTGCCGCTTTGGCGGCGGCCGCTGCAGCCGGCGCCTTCGTCGTCAGCTCGCCCGCCTCCGCGCGGCAGAATCCGGGGCCGGACGGCTATGCCTTCGAGCGCAAGGAGTACACGCAGACACGGCTCGACGTGCGGATCGTCGAGCACGCGAGTTACCGCGAGCTGCTGGCGGCCATGCCGAACGGTGGCCCGCCCCGCGCGGTTCGCAAGGTCCAGGCCTGGTCGAACATCTCGCCGGACGGCTTCTGCGAGATCCACATCATCGACCAGTCGGTCAGCTACACGCCCGAGGCGATCGGGCACGAGCTGGCGCACTGCATCTATGGCCGGTGGCACGACTGATGGGCGCGCTGCTCAACCAGGCCATCCCCTCGAAACCCGGAGAATCTCAATGAGCAGGACGTGCCTGGTCGACCAATGCGGCAAGCCCGCGCTGGCGGCCCAATCGCTGTGTCTGAAGCACGGCGTGTTCACTCCGCAAGGCATGCGCGAGGACCTGCGCCGGGCCTGCAGCGATCGTCTCGGCATCGAGAACCGCATCCTGGACGGGAAGCCGGTGTCACCCGAGGACGCCGCCGCGGCCGAGTTCGTCGTGGCCCGGATGGAGGCGGCGGTCCGCGCCTGGTGGACGGTCGATTCTGCCCTGACCGAACCGAGGGTGCACGAGACCCCGACGAGGGCCGCGGCGTGACCGTTCGGCAAGTTCAAGGCGAGCGTGGGTCGCTCCTTTCCAACGCCGCGCTGTTCGAGGTCTCGCCGCTGCATGTCGACGAGGGTGAGCGGATCGGCTTCCTGCACGAAGACAAGGCTGCAGCCATCGGGCGGCTGATGGCCGTCGACGGCCAGCGGGACCCGATCAAGGTTGTTGCCAGCAACAACCCGGACAAGCCGTGGCGCCTGGTCACCGGGATGCACCGGCTGATCGGTGCGCGGATCGAAGCTATCACCGTCTGGGCGATCGAGGTTTCGGGCAAGCCCGAGGACCTCGCGGACCTCGAAGCGTCCGAGAACCTGCACCGCCGCCCGCTGGCGCCGATCGAGCGCGCCAAGTTCGTCCATGCGCTCTGCCAAGCCGCTCAAGAGCGGATCGCTCGTGAGCATGGCGAACTGAAGCAGCAGCAGCTGGCCGTTCGAGCCCGCTGGCAGCGCGTCAAGGGCGGCGAGTCCCGTGTCGAAGACGCGCTCGCCGAAGAGACCGGCGATACGAGTGACAAAATGTCGCGCGTATACGGCTGGGCCGATTCTGCGGCCGAAGCCCTGGGCCTCGACAAACGAACCATCTTCCGTTCCCTGGAGCTCTACCGCCTCGTCGTCGAGCCGTTTCCCGATCTGGCCGAGGACCTCTCGAAGCATCCTGTCGTCGGCGAGAACGCCGCCCAGCTGCGGCTGATCGCCCAGGTCAGGACAGAGGCCGAACGCCGCGCGGTGATCGAAGCCCTGCTGGCCGACGAGGAAATCGGCGCCGACGACGCGCGGATCCTGGCCGGCATCGATCGCCCGGCCGGCCCGGCGCCGGTCGCCTATCAGAAGCACTACAACGCCATCGAGGGCGGGTGGTCACGGCTCGGCCTCAGCGAAAAGCGCCGGTTCCTGCCGAAACTGGTCAGCCTGCTGACCCCGGAAATGAAGCGCGAGCTGCGCGACCGGCTCAACGAAGAGCTGGAGGCAGAGGCCGCCGATGCGCGGTGAAATCTCCTCCGGCAGCTACGACAAGCGGCACCCGTACGACTGGTACGTCGACCCGCAATGGGTCACCGAGCAGCTGATCCGGGCGGTCGGCTTCCGCGAGGAGCTGACGCACGGCGAGGCGATCTGGGACCCGAGCTGCGGGTTCGGCAACATTCCCTCGATGTTCGAGGGATGGGGCTTCGGCGGCCGCGTCTGGCTGTCCGACGTCGTGCGCAACGTCGACGGCAGCAACTTCGTCGAGCCGTTCGAGTTCTTCGCGGCCGACTTTCTCGAAGTCGAGCATGCGCCGGCGACCTGTTCGATCGTCTGCAACCCGCCCTACAGCTACCGCAAGGTCCAGCGCGTCCTCATTTCCGAGCTGTTCGCGCGGCACGCGCTGAAGCTGGTGGGTGAGTGCGGCGGGCGCCGCGTCTGCATGCTGCTGCCGAGCAAGTGGCTCGCCGGCCAGGCGCGCTATCGCCTGTTCACCGAGTTTCCGCCGCAGCTGGTGCTGCACCTGTGCCAGCGGCCCTCGATGCCGCCGGGCGACCGCATCGCGGCGATGGGCAACCGGGCCTTTCGTGGCGGGAGGGTCGATTACTGCTGGATCGTGTGGGACGTGACGCGGCCGACGGCGATCGGCGCGACGCGCACCGTTTGGCTGCCACCGCTCGGCGAGGCGGTGCGACCTGTGGAGGGGCTGGCCTGATGGCGGGCCCGGGCCAGAGCTACGCAGACCGGCTCGAGCCCGCGCTCGGCCGGACGACGCGCGGCGACGACGCCTGGGAATGGCAGCGTGCCTACGAGGATGCGCTGCGCTCGCTGCAGTCGCTGCCCGATCCGGCGCTGTTCGCGGTCTCGATCGACGCTCACCATCGCGAGGCGCTGCGCACCGCCTGGCGCAGCCGCGAAGGCTGGCGGGTACAGCCGGAGTACGTGCGCGAGCTGAGGCTGCTCGGCCTGGTCGAGGTGAGCGGCGATCCGCATCGGCCCGAAGCGCACGCCGAGACACGCAATTACCTGAGCGGCTTCGGCATGGCCGTGCGCCGGGTGGTGCTCCAGGCAGAGGACCTCGGCTGATGCGGCCGTCGACCTCGCCCCGCCAGATGCAGCTGCTGCGGTTCATCCGCGGCTACCAGCTGGCCAAAGGGTATTCGCCGAGCTTTCGCGAGATGGCCGAGGGAATCGGCCTCTCGCCGCGGGCCAAGGCACGGGTCTTCGACTTGCTGGCGAACCTGGAGAACCGCGGCCTGGTCCGCCGGCTCTACGGCCGGGCGCGCGCGGTCTACCTCGTGGCAAGACCTTCGATTCCGCGTGCGCCGGACGGTGCGCCGCTGTTCGAAGTGGTCAGCTTTCGGGAGGCGCGCTGATGCGTCGCGCCGACTTCGCCTCGGACGCCGAATACTACCGGGCGCACCGCAGGGCCTTCCTGCTGGCGCAGGAGCTGGGCTGTACGCCGGCCGAGGCGGAGCGGCGCATCAAGGCCGAGGAGGCGCGCCTGCGCGATATTGCCGCACAGCATCGGCTCGATGCCCGGCTGAATGCCCCGCTGGCGCCCGGCATGCCCGAGCTGCGCCATACCCCGGCGTGGGATGCGCCGTGGATGATGCAGGAGTGAGCGGCGTGGGACGGAAACACACGCGCCGCCACCGGCAGAATCTGCGCCCCGCGCCGTTCTCGATCACGCCTGCGATCGTGCGCGCCGTGTTGGAGCTGACGTCCCGGCCACAGCCGGCGCTGGTTCAGGTGCCGATCCTGCCCATCAAGCTCGTCGATCGGCCGCGCCGCTCCGAAGACCCGCGGCTCGCCATGGCCAACGACGACGACGGCTGCGCTCCGTCGCCGGCAAAACTGGACCTGAACAACGTGCCGAGCGCGATGGAGCGCCTGGCGGAGAGCTGGCGGCGGGAGAAGACCGATGGCTGAGGCCGCGCTCCCGATCATGCCGCTCGACGACACCGCCCGCGACGGCGAGCTGCGCGTGGTCGGCAACGGCGAGCACTTCGCGCTGGCGCGATTCACCGACGAGGGATGGAAGTTCAACAGCGGGCTCCCGCTCGATTTCGATCCCATCGGCTACTACCGCCCGAGGGCCGGCTGATGGCCGACGCGAGGCGCCTCTCGGTGCTCGGATACCGGTCGCAGGTCGATGCCTGCGTCGCGCTCGCGGACGCCGGCCTGACGCCCGCGGAGATCGGCGTGCGTATCGGCCGGGACGCCGGCCACGTGCGGGCCGCGCTTCGCGGGCGCAAGGCGGTGCCGAAGCCGCGCACGTTCACGCTCCCGCGGCACATCATCGAATGCCTCGGCAGCGCAGCGGCGGCGCGGGGAATCGAGCCCGTCGAGCTCGCCCGGCAACTGCTCGACACGATCGTCGAAGACGACCTGTTCGACGCTCTGCTCGGCGAGGCGGTTGCGCCGCAGCAAACCGGGGGCGCGGCCGATGGCTAAGGCGAAGCCGCACCCCGCCCAGCTGGGCTTCGTGTTCGATCCGCCGCCGCCGGCGACGGGAGCTGCGTGCCTGGCGGGAATCGAGCAGCGCATCTGCCGCACAGTCGGCACCATTCTCGCCAGCGACGGCCGCGCGCGCGCGGTGATCGCAGCCGAGATGAGCGAACTGCTCGACGAGACCGTGAGCAAGGAGATGCTCGACGCCTACGCCAGCCCGGCGCGCACCGAGCACAAGGTGCCGATGTGCCGCTTTCTGGCGCTGGTGGCGGTGACGGGCCGCCACGACCTGCTGGACCCGCTGCTGCGCGAGATCGGCGCGGCGCTGCTGGTCGGCGAGGAGGTGCACACCGTGCGGCTCGGCCACATCCGGCGGCAAATCCAACAATTGAGGGCGGAAGAACGGCGCATCGAGGGATCGGCGCCGCTCATCCGGACAGGGGGAATGAATGGCCAGTCGGGCAGTTGATCATGACGCTCCCGTACACCGCACGACCCGCGAGTGGTTCACGGCCGCCGAGCTCGCCGAGCTCGCGTTGCCGGGCCTGCCGGGCGACAAGCGGTCGATCAACCGCCGCGCGCAGGACGAGCGGTGGACTTCGCGCGCCGGCACCGACGGCAATTCGCTCGTGCGGCCGCGCGTGGGCCGGGGCGGCGGAGTCGAGTTCCATGTCACCCTGCTGCCCGGTGCCGCCCGGCTCGAGCTGGCCCGCCGCGGGATCACAGCCGACCGGCCGGCGCCCGAGCTGGTCGAAACCGACGAAGGCGGATGGCGCTGGTTCGACGCGCAGAGCGGCAAGATCAAGGCCGAGGCCGAACGCCGCCTGGCGATCGTCGGCGAGGTGGAGCTGCTCGAGAAAGCGGGCATGACGCGTACGGCAGCCATCGCCGCCGTCAGCTCGCGGCACGAGAGGGCCAAGACTGCCACCGTGTGGAACTGGCTCCGCTCGCTCGAGGGAGTGGCGCGCCATCATTGGCTGCCGGCGCTCGCGCCGCGGCATCGCGGTGGCGGACGCGAAGCCGAGATCGACGGGTTCGTGTGGAACCTGTTCAAGAGCGACTGGCTGCGGCCCGAATGCCCGACGCTGAGCAGCTGCTACGACCGGACGGTCGCTGCGGCGGCGCTGAGAGGGCTCTCAGTGCCCTCCGAGGCAGCCTTCAGGCGCAAGATCAAGCGGGAGCTGGACCCGGGCGTGGTGCTGCTCGCGCGCGGCGGCGCCGAGAAGGCCGTCCGCTCGATCCCCGACAACCGGCGCACGCTCGACAGCACCCACGCGATGGACCTGGTCAACATCGACGGCCACCAGTTCGACGTGTTCGTCGCCCGGCCCGAAGGCGGCAAGCCCGTCCGGCCGGTGCTGATCGCGATCCAGGACGTCTTCAGCCGCAAGATCCTCGCCTGGCGTCTCGACCTCAGCGAGAACGTGCTGGCCACTCGCCTTGCGTTCGCCGACCTGTTCGAGCGCTACGGCATCCCCAACCGCTGCTACCTCGACAACAGCCGCACGTTCGCCAGCAAGGCGCTGACGAGCGGCGCCGAGACGCGGTATCGCGGCAAGATCAAGGAGGAAGAGCCGGCGGGCCTGCTCGTCTCGCTCGGCATCCAGGTCCGCTTCGCGCAGATCTATCACGGCCAGTCGAAGCCGATCGAGCGCGCCTTCCGCGACATGAGCGACCGGATCGCCCGGCACCCGGCCTGCGCGGGCGCCTACACGGGTAACAGCCCGGTCAACAAGCCGGCGAACTACGGCAAGCGCGCGGTGCCGTGGGCCGAGTTCGAGCAGATTGTCGCCCAGGGCATCGCCGACCACAACGCGCGCCTGGGCCGCCGCACCGAGACGGCGCGCGGGCGCAGCTTCGACGAGACGTTCGCCGAGAGCTACGCCGCCTCGACGATCCGCAAGGCCGGGCCGGAACAGCTGCGCATGGCGCTGCTCGCCGCCGAGCAGAAGCGCGTCAACCGGCGCACCGGCGAGATCGATCTCTATGGCAACCGCTACTGGGCGCCCGAGTGCGGGCGGTATCTGGGCGAGCTGGTGACCGTGCGGTTCCACCCGGACAACCTGCACCGCGAGATCCACCTCTATGGCCGTGACGGCGGCTACCTGGCGCGGGCCGAGGTGATCCAGGACTTCGGCTTCGCCGAGCAGGCCGGCGCGATCTCGGCAGGCAAACGGCGCAAGAATGCGATGCGCCAGGTACGCGACGGGCTCGCGGCCGAACGGCTGCTCTCGGCCGAGGCGGTCGCCGAGCTGCAGGCGCCGATCGCCGAGCCCGAAATCCCCGCGGCGAGCGTGGTGCGGCCGGTCCGGCCGGCGATGACCACGCGAGGCGCGGCGGCACTGCGGCAGGCGCCGATCGTGAGCAGCGAGAGTGAGACGCGAATGTCCAACGCCCTGCGGCTGATCGTCGGAGGCGAGAAGTGAAGCGGCGCGCGGGGCCAGCGTAGGAACTGCCCCGCGCGCCATGTCCCAAGCGAGGAACAGGAGCACGAATATCATGAACGACCCCAAAGCACAGCCCATCGACATCGAGGAGCAGCGCGCCTGGATCAACGAGTACAAGCGCGACACGGGCCTCAGCTGGAACGAGATCGCCCGCCGCCTCGGGCAGGGTCGTCCGGGGCAGGACCTCAAGATGAGCACGCTCAGCCTTTTCGCCGGCAACAAGTACGCTGCACCCGGTGAGTGGATCGCCGAGGCGATCTTCAAGTTCCGCCAGACCCTCGCCTCGCAGGCGGCGCTTCGTAGCAAGGGCGTGGAAGTGCCCGGCTACTTCGACACCGAAACCAGCGGGCACCTGATCTATCGCCTCAGCTGGGCGCAGCGCGGCCGGATCGTGGTGTGCGCGCTGGCCGCCGGGCTCGGCAAAACCATCGCCGCGAAGCACTTCCAGGCCTGCAACGCCAGCGTGTTCCGCGTGACGATGAAGCCGTCGACTTCGGGCCTGTTCAACATGCAGCACGCCGTCCTGAAGAAGGGCCTGGGCGTGACGACCGCCTCAGGCAGCACCGAGAAGCTGTCCAGCCTGATCATGGATCGGGTCGAGAACCTGACGAACCCGCTGCTGATCGTCGACGAGGCGCAGCACCTTACCGTGAAGGCGATCGAGGAGATCCGCAGCTGGCACGACGAGACCGGCCTCGGCATCGCGCTGCTCGGCAACGAATCCGTGCAGCAGAAGCTCGACGGCGGGCGGCGTTCGCCCGAGTATGCGCAGATCTTCAGCCGCATCTCGCTGCACATGTCACGCTCGCTGCCTCTGGCGGCCGATGTCGAGGCCGTGCTCGAGGCGTGGCGCGTCGACGATCGGCGCGTGTGCGAGGAGATCCACCGCCTGGCGCTTCTGCCCGGCACGTTGCGCGGCGTCTCCCACGCCCTCGAGCTCGGCCATATGCTGGCCGCTGCAGAGCAGGAGCCGCTGGCGCTCAAGCACATCAAGGAAGCGTGGACTCAGCTGTCCTCGCGATCGGTGGCGGCATGAGGCGCGCGCCCATCGACTGGACGCGCTGCCACTTGTGCGGCGGCGAGCCCGAGGCGGATTCGCCGCGCGGCAGCCCGACTTGCGCCGAGTGCCGGCCGATCCGCGAGCACGTCGTCGCAATGAGCAACACGGAGCAGACATCGATCGCGAAGTGCCGCTGTGGCTGGCGATCGGAGGTGGCGTGGGAACACCGCGCGACCGTCCAGGAGGCCAAGGTCCGGCTGCACTGGCGCGACGTGATCCGGCGCAAGCGCGCCGAGTACGACGCCGAGTTCGGCGCCGGTGCCGCGGCGGCCGAGCTGGACGCGGCGATCGCCGGCGTATCGGCCTTCGTCTTCCTCTCCGGCGGCGCGATCGGCCTGCTGCTGCTCGCCGACATGATCGGGAGGACCGCATGACGAAGATCCTCAACATCGCCGAGCTGCGCAGCCGGGCGTTCGCGTTCGTCGTGCGCGAAACGGGCCTTTCCTACGTGGAGATCTGCAGCCACCGGCGCTCGTCGCACCTCGTGGCTGCGCGCGCGCTGATCGTGTGGATCGCCAGGACCTACGGGCCCGAATTCCTCAGCTTCCCGGAGCTGGGCCGCTGGCTCGGCGGCCGCGACCACACGACCATCATGCACATGTGGAACGTCGTCGTGCCGCGGCTGCGTGCCCACGACGCCGATTTTCGCCTGCTGTGCGAGCGCTTCGCCGGGCAGGCCGCAATGCAGCCGGAGACCGAGACATGTCACTAGCCGCCCACGCCCGGGCCGCGCGCCCGGCGCAGTTCGATCGCCTGACGCAGCATCGGCGGGCGATGATCGCCAAGGTCAATATCGCCCGTCACCAGCTGGCGATGGACGAGGACGATTATCGCCAGCTGCTGCTCGACACGACCGGGCGGCTGAGCCTGAAGGAGTGCGACGACCGCCAGCTCGAGGCGATGATCGCCAGGCTGAAGAGCAAGGGCTTCCAGCCCCTGCCGCGAAAGGGTGCCGCGCCCGCGGCGCAGCATCCGATGGCCAGGAAGGCGCGGGCGCTGTGGATCTCGCTGTTCCATCTTGGCGTGGTGCACAACCAGGCCGAGGAGGCGCTGGAGGCGTTCGCCAGGCGCCAGCTCGGCTGCGACCGCCTGGTCTGGGCGCGGCAGTCGGACGCGTTCAGGCTGGTCGAGGCGCTCAAGGCCATGGCCGAGCGTGCCGGGTGGCGCCAGCGCGGGATCGACGGCAAGAAGCTCTCGCCGCTCGTGCTCAAGTCGCACCTGTGTGAGGTCATCCTGGCCCGGCTGAAGGAGCTGGGCGTCGCGGCCGATGGCTGGTCGCTGGAGACGGCCGCGTTCCGGCTGTGCGGCATCGAGATAGGCCAGGCCGACCGACTGTTCGCGGCCGAGGAGCTGGACCGCCTGGCGGCCGCACTCGGCGCCCGGCTGCGCGAGGCGGTGCCGCATGCGGCGACGGCCGAGGACGACGCGAAATGAGCCGCCGCACGAAGACGATGCGCGACGTTCGAAGCGGTTGCTTCGTCTGCCACGGAACAGACGCGAAGTGGTGGGGGCCGCAGGCCCAAGGCACGGCGGCGCGCCACCATGATGCAACTGGTCACGAGACTTGGGCCGATGTGCTGATGTGCGTCCGCTACGGCGAAAGAGCATGAGCGCGCCCGACCTCAAACAGGCCCTGCGCGCCGTCGAGGCGCTCGGCCTGGCGCCGCTCGCCCGCGTCTACAACACCCAGCCCAAGAGCTATTTCGGCTCGGCTCAGGCTTACACGAAATGGACCGTGCGGCTGCGCGAGGCCGAGGCGCTGGCGGTGATGCAGCTGTCCGCACGGGGCGCCAGCATCGTCGAGGTGAGCGGCGCCACGCGCGTCCGACTGGCGGGCGTCGCAGCCTCGTCGACGGCGGGCCTGCAGGCCGCCCTCAGAAACTGGAAAGCGGGCGCCGAGAAGCGCCTCAAGGGAGAAGGAGCCCGCCGATGAAGCGCAGCCCCAAGCCGAGCCTTGCGCTCGTGTCGGTGATGATCAAGCCCGAGACGCTGGCGGACCGGCTCGCGCGCCGCGCCTATCGCCCGGTCTACCGGCCCGGCCAGGTCAACCCGTGCCCCGGCTGCGGCCGCAGCCAGTGGATCGTCGGCCGCACCAGCGCCGAATGCGCCTTCTGCGAAGCGCTGCTGCCGCTCTCGCCCGATGGGGGCGCGCAGTGAGCGCCCCTTCGACGCCGCTCAGGACAGGACCCGGCGTCTCCGATCATGCGCTGCTGCGCTTCCTCGAGCGTGCCGGCGGCCTCGATGTCGAGGAACTGCGCGCGCGGCTCGCCAACTCGCTGGCGCGCGCGCACCGGGCGGCGCTCACGCTCGACGCCGTGAACTACGTGATCAAGGCGGACGGCCTGGTCTACGTGGTGCGCGGCGAGACCGTCACCACGGTCCTCGAGGAGAGGGCCGGCTATACCGCCGCCAGGGCCATGAGAAACTGGTGAGCGAGCAGCTGACCGAAAGCCTCAAGGCCCTGCTCGGCGTCGAGGCCTTCGTCTCGCTCGCCGAGCGGTTCGGCGGGCGTCGGCTCTACGTGCCGCAGACGATCGGGCCTGATCACGAGATCGCCGCGGCGATCGGCGCCGAGGCCGCGACGAAGCTCATGCGCCGCTACTCGCTCGCCTTCATCCGCGTCCCCCTTGCCCGCGCGCTCCGGGCGCGCCATTACCGCGCCCGCGGTCTCTCGAACGGCGAGATCGCCAGCAGGCTCGGCCTCACCGAGACCGGCGTCGACAAGCTGTTCGCCCGCATGGACCGCCCGCCCGCCAAGGGCAGCGGCCAGCTCTCCCTCAATATCTGACGACAATGCGGCCGATGCCCGCCGTGGCGGGCATGCAACCGAGAGCCCCCGCACCGTAAGACCATGCCCTGACGCAATTTTCGGACCGGGGGTCCAAATGGGCAAGTGGTTCATCGCCGAATGGCGGGAAGCGTGGCGCTTCTCGTCGCTGTGGGTCGGCACTGTCGGCATGGGTGTGCTGATGGCGTGGAACATGATGCCGCCCGCGGTGCGCGCCGCGCTGCCCGACCGCGTCGAGCTGTTCGTGGGCCTGTTCCTGTGGCTGGCGCTGCTGCTCGCGCGGATCTGGCGCCAGCCCTGGTCGCAGGCGAAGATCGACGCCAAGCGGGCAGCTGCGCAGCCCGACGACTATAGCCACTGGAACGACCAGGCCCATGGCTGAGCCGGCATCCACCAGCGCCAGGAAAGGCGCCCTCGCCGCGGCGATCGCCGCGATCATCGCCGCCGTCGTCACCGTCGAGGGCGGTTACATCGATCATCCGGACGATCCGGGCGGCGCCACCAAGTACGGCGTCACCGAGGCCGTCGCGCGGGCGAACGGCTACCGCGGCGACATGCGCGACCTGACGTATGAGCAGGCCACCGGGATCTACGTGCAGCAATACGTCGAGAAGCCCGGCTTCGACGGCATCGTGGCCTACAGCCAGGCGCTCGGCGAGGAAATCACCGACAGCGGGGTCAACTTCGGCCCGCACCGGCCCGGCTGCTGGCTGCAGACCGCGCTCAACGCGCTCAACCGCCAGCAGCGCGACTATCCCGACCTCAGGGTGGACTGCGCGGTCGGGCCGGCGACGGTCGCCGCCTATGCGGCGCTGGCGAGCAAGCGCGGCGACCTGAAGGCGTGCGAGATGGTGCTGAAGCTGGTCGAAGCGCAGCAGGGCGCCGAGTATCTCCGGCTCGCGGCCGCCAACGACAGGCTCGAGCAGTTCATGGCGGGCTGGGCCGATCGCCGGCTCGGCAACGTGCCGATCGCGCATTGTGCGCGGGGCGGTGCCCGATGACCGTCGCCGATTATGTCCTCGCGATCGCCGGCCTGCTCGCGTGCCTCGCCTGGGCGGCGGTCTCCGGGCTGGTGTCACAGATCGATTCCTTCATGCCGGCGCCCGACAATACGAGCGCCCGGCTCGGCCGCGGCGGATGCCTCTCGCTGGTGCTGGCGCTCCTTGCGGGAGGTTATTTCGGCGGCGTTCTCTGGAACGGCGACTGGGGCTGGCTGCTGTGACCGGCATCCGCTTCTACGTCGGCCTGGGCGTGGGCCTAGCGTTCCTCCTGACGATCGCCTGGGCGCTGCGGCTCGAACAGCTGCGCGGCGACTGGCAGGGCAGGTTCAAAGCACTCGACGGGCAGGCGAACAGCGTGCTCGCGGCGGCGCGCGTCGCGGCCGACAATCCCCGCCTCACGTGGGGCGGTGTCGCCGGCCAGGTCTATGCACTCGGCGACGACAGGCGCGCCCTGACCGCGGCGATCGCGGCCCAGAACGTGGCGATCGACGACATGGCGCGCGAGGCTGTGCGGCTGCGCGCCGGCGCCGCCGAGCTGAAGCGCATCGCCGACCTCGCGCGGGCGCAGCGACAGAGCGCGCTCGACCGGCTGGCCGACATGGCGATCACGCCGGGCACGCGCGACGATTGCGAGCAGCTGCTGCGCGAGGCCGAGGAAGCGCTCGATCTGGTCTACGAGGCCGGGCTGTGATCCGCCGCTTCGCCATCGCCCTGGCGGCCGCGCTGGCGGGCTGCGCGAGCACGCCCGGTACGATCGTGCGCGACCGGCCGGTACCGGTGAACGTGCCCGTGCCGCAGCCTTGCGCCGGCGAGCGGCCGGCGAAGGTGCAGCCGTTGAAGGAGCGGGTGCCGCCGGCCGAGTGGGCGCAGCACGACGTGCGGCAGAAGGCCGCGCTGGTCGGGGGCCAGGGGCTCGATCGGCAAGCCTACGGCGAGCAGCTCGATGCGGCGACGGCCGGGTGTCCGGAAGTGGGAGGGGGCTGATGTTCAAGAAGTGCCTTGCCGTAGGGCTCGCGGCGCTGGCGATGTCATGGCCGGTGTCGTTCGCTCAGAGCGGCGGTCAGTTGGTCGAAGCCATCGAGCCCGAACGTCAGCGGCGCCCTGTGCGCCGCGTCTCCGTCGCGAGCTTGCCGGCGAAGTACCGCAACCGTCGCAAGGCAGGCAAGCCGAAGCGCCGTCCGAACCGCCTGCACATCTCGAGGCGGGTTCGTCGCCGGCATCGCAAGGCTGCATGATGGACGCGGGCGAGCGCCAGATCGAGGCCGCCGAGCGGTTCGTTGCGCTGGAGACGGATGCGGCGATCGCCGGCATTCGCGCTTCGCTGCGCGTGGAGAGCGACGGGCTCTGCAGCGACTGCGAGGAAGCGATCGACGCCCGCCGGCTGGCGGCTCTGCCCTCGGCCCAGCGTTGTATCGCCTGCCAGAAGAAGTTCGAAGGAGGACGCCTTGGAGGCCGCTAGCCAGTGGATCGCGCTGATCGCGCTGTTGGTCAGTATCGTCAACACCGTGGCCGTGTGGGTCAGCCGGCCGGGCAAGCTGGCAAAGGAGCGGCATGACGCGCTCAAGGAATGGGTCGACAAAACCGTCGATACGCTCAGCAAGGCGACGTCCGACAGCCTGAAGGCGCACGACCGGCGCATCCAGGCGGTCGAGGGCGATCAGAAGCACATGCCGACGACCGACGACTTCCACGAGCTGAGCAAGCAAGTCGCCGGGCTGGAAGCTTCGCTCAAGGCCCAGGTCGAAGGGCTCAGCCACACGGTACGCCGGATCGACGATTACCTCAGGGAAGAGAGCCGATGAGCTACGACGCGACGATCGCCGAGGACGCGCGGCTGTTCATCCTCAGAGAGCTGGCAGCGCAGACCGACGGCCGGCTCAACGAGCTGCTGCTCCAGCGCTTGCTGGAGGCGCGCTATGGCATCGCCCGATCGCGCGAATGGGTACAGACCCAGATGCGCAAGCTGGCCGAGCTCGGCGTGGTCGAGCTGGTCGAGGCGGCGTTCCTGGTCGCGCAGATCGGGCGCGCCGGGCGCGACCACCTGGCATCGCGCTCGATCGTTGCCGGCATCACGCGGCCTTCGGAGATCGATTGATGGCGAGCGCGGCTGACAGGCGCGAAGGTCGCGGCCGGCTTTCCTCGATCGACCTGCTCCCGGACGAAGCCGAGGAGGACGTGGTCTGGGCGCTCGAGCAGCTGCGCGACCACAAGCTGCCGCAGGTCATCATCCTGGTCGAGTTCAACGACCGCCTGGTGGCCAAGGGTATCAAGCCGATCAGCAAGTCGGCCTGGAACCGCTACGCGGTGCGCAAGGCGATCCAGTTCCGCCGGCTCGACGAGGGCCAGCGCATCGCCGGCGAGCTGGCCGCCTCGCTCGGCACGGACGGCGCCGATCAGATGACCGTGGCGATCGCCGAGATGCTCAAGCTGGCGATCTTCGAGCGGCTGGAGAACGGGGTCTCGGACCCGAAGGCGATGATGGAAATCGGGCGCGCCATCTCGTCGGCCGTGAGTGCGCAGAAGGCATCGGCCGAGCTTCGCCGCAAGCTCGAGGACAATGCGCTCGCCCGCGTGGGCAAGGCCATCGACAAGGCCGGCGAGGCTCTGGCCGGCGATCCGGCGCTCGCGTCCGATCCCGCCACGGTGCTGCAGAAGATCCGCGAGGACGTGTACGGGATCTTCGATCGGTCGTGACCCAGCCTGCAGTTCCTCTGTTCGGTTACCAGCGACGGTGGTTCCTCGACCGGAGGCGCTTCAAGCTCGGCAAGTTCGCGCGCCAGACCGGCAAGACGTTCACCACCACGCTGGAGATCGTCGACGACTGCTACGAGCACGCGCTGCAGGGCAAGCGCACCCGCTGGGTGATCCTCAGCCGCGGCGAGCGCCAGGCGCGCGAGGCGATGAACGAAGGGGTCAAGCTCCACGCGCAGGCCTACGGCATGGCGATCGAGGCGCAGGAGTTCGACTGGCGCGGCGAGAGCGGCAGCTACCGCGCGCTCGAGATCGAGCTGCCGCACGGCTCGAAGATCACGGCGCTGCCCTCCAACCCCGACACCGCCCGCGGCTTCAGCTCCAACGTGTTCCTCGACGAATTCGCGTTCCACAAGGATAGCGGCGCGATCTGGAAGGCCCTCTTCCCGGTCATCTCGGCCGGCTGGAAGCTGCGCGTCACCTCCACGCCGAACGGCAAGTCGGGCAAGTTCTACGAGCTCGACACAGCGCAGGACGATACCTGGTCGCGCCACATCGTCGATATCTACCAGGCGGTCGCCGATGGCCTGCCACGCGACATCGACGAGCTGCGCGCGGGCATCGCCGACGAGGACGCCTGGGCGCAGGAGTACGAACTGGTCTACCTCGACGAGGCGAGCGCGTGGCTGTCCTACGACCTGATCAGCTCGGTCGAGGACGAGAACGCCGGCATTCCGGAGCTCTACCAGGGCGGGCCATGCTTCGTCGGCCGCGACATCGGCCGGCGCCACGATCTCCACGTCATCTGGGTGTGGGAGCAGATCGGCGACGTGCTGTGGGAGCGCGAGCGGATCGAGCAGAAGCGCGCCACCTTCGCCGACATGGACGCCGCTTTCGACGAGGTCATGCTGCGCTACAATGTCGCGCGGGCCTGCATCGACCAGACCGGCATGGGCGAGAAGGTCGTCGAGGATGCGCAGCGCCGTTATGGCAGCCGGATCGAGGGGGTGCTGTTCACCGGTCCGAACAAGCTGATCATGGCCACCCGCGGCAAGGAGCACTTCGAAGACCGCCGCGTCCGCATAACCGAAGGCGACCCGGCCTTGCGGGCGGATCTGCACAAGCTGCGCAAGGTCGCCTCCGCCACGGGCGCACCGCGCTTCGTTGCCGATCGCGATGACGACCACGCCGACCGCACCTGGGCGGCCTTCCTCGGCATCCATGCGGCGGACAACGGCCTGCACAGTTACGGCTACGAACCGATCCACCGGCATCGGGGCGACGCCTATGACGGACGCGAGGACGACGACGAGCGCCGCTCCTGGTGGCGGCCGCCGCTCGGTTCCGGCCGGTACGCCGGAGGCTCGATTTGAGGCCCGTGGAGCGCCTTCAGGCCCTCCCACCGCGGAGTGACCACCCGACTGGCCTCTTAGAGCCGTTTAAACGGCGTTTTGGGGCATTTTCATTCCGAGGGGAGATCGTCTGATGTGGCCTATCGCTGCGCTGCTCGAGGCCGGGCGATGAGCGGCCTGGTCGATCGGTGGGGCAACCCGCTGCGCAAGGAGCTGCTGACCAGGGATGTGGCGGGCCCGACGCTTGCCGGCGTCCGCCAGCCTGTCTCCGGCTATCCGGGCGACGGCCTGACGCCGGTGCGCCTGGCGAGGATCCTGCGCGACGCCGATCAGAATGATCCGCTTGCCTACTTCGAGCTCGCCGAGCAGATCGAGGAGCGCGACCTGCACTACGTTGGCGTGCTCGGCACCCGCAAGCGCAGCGTCAGCCAGGTTGATGTGACCGTCGAGGCCGCATCGGAGAGCGCCGAGGACGAGCGCCGCGCCGAAATGGTACGTGAGTGGCTCAAACGCGACGAGCTCGCCGACGAGACCTTCGACATCCTCGACGCGATCGGCAAGGGCGTCAGCTGGTGCGAGATCGTCTGGGACACGAGCTCCGGGCAGTACCGGCCCGATCGGCTCGAATGGCGCGACCCGCGCTGGTTCAACTTCGACCGCGATGGCACCACGCCGCTGCTGCGCGGCGGTGAGGAGGGCAACGCCCAGGACGCGCCGCTGCCGGCGTTCAAGTTCATCCGCCTGACGATCAAGGCCAAGTCCGGCCTGCCGATCCGCTCCGGCCTCGCGCGCCTCGCCGCCTGGAGCTGGATGTTCAAGGCCTACGCCCAGCGCGACTGGGCGATCTTCACCCAGACCTACGGGCAGCCGGTCCGCATCGGCCGGTATCACTCCGGCGCGTCGAAGGAGGACCGGGATACGCTGTACCGGGCGGTAGCCAACATCGCCGGCGACTGCGCGGCGATCGTGCCCGAGGAGATGAAGATCGAGTTCATCGAATCGAAGAACGTCACCGCGGGCTCCGACCTCTACGAGAAGCGCGCCGACTGGCTCGACCGGCAGATCTCGAAGGCGGTACTCGGCCAGACCAACACCACCGACGCCCAGGCAGGCGGTCTCGGTTCCGGCCAGGCCAATGTCCACAACGATGTCCGCGAAGATATCGAGACGGCCGACTGCAAGGCGCTCTCGGCCGTGCTCAACCGCGACCTGATCCGGCCGTGGATGGATCTCGAGTTCGGACCCGGCGATGCCTACCCGCGCGTGGTGATCGCGCGGCCAAAGCAGGAAGACCTCAAGCTGCTGTCTGACAGCCTCGCCCAGCTGGTGCCGATCGGCCTGCGCGTCAGCCAGTCCGAGATCCGCGACAAGTTCGGGCTCGGCGAGCCGGGCGACGGCGACGAGGTGCTGTCGCGAGCGCCGGCCGCATCGCCGACCGCCGAGCCGCCGATCGGCGCCAGGCCCGGCGAGAAGCCCAGCTTGTCGCTGCACCAGCGCGAGAAAGTGGACAACCACCCGGCCGAGCTGATCGCGCGCCAGCTGGCCGAGCTCGGCGTGCCGGCGGTCGAGGCGATGGCCGGCTCGATCGAGACCATGCTCGAGCGCGCGAACGACATGGGCGAGTTCCGCGCCATGCTATCGGCCGCCTACGGCGAGCTCGACAGCAGCGAGCTTGCGGCCCTGCTCGCCGGCGGGATGCTCGCCGCTCATGCCGCCGGCCGGAGCGACCTGGTCGACGAGAGCAAGTAATGGGGCGGCTCAGCTGCCACCGCCTCGTGGTCGAACTGGCCGCGCCGCTGCTCGAGCAGGCAATGCCGATCGGCGGCGGAGCCCTGCCTGACGTGGTGCTCGGCTGGCGGGACAGCTGCGGCCGCATTCGTCGCGTACGGGCCGACTATCCGAACGGCTGGCGCCTCGACCTTCGCGTCAACACCAGGGGCGAGATCACGAGCCACCACGGCTCGATCCGCCTCAGGGGCAAGGTTCGCGGCCGTGCCTGATCATCCCAGCAGCGAGCTCCAGGGCGTCTTCGGCCGTCCGTTCACCGAGCAGGTGGCGTTCTTCCGCCGCAAGCTAAAGAACCTGGTGCCGACGCAGCGGTGGGACGACATCGAGCGCGAGGCGCACGACAGCGCGTTCATGGTTGCCGGTGCCGCCAAGGCGGACCTGCTGACCGATCTTGCGGCCGCCGTCGACAAGGCGATCGCCGAAGGCCGCGGGCTGGAGGAGTTCCGCCGCGACTTCCGCGCGATCGTCGCCAGGAACGGCTGGACTGGCTGGACCGGCGAAGGCAGCGTGCGGGGGGAAGCCTGGAGAGTGGGCGTGATCTACCGCACCAATTCCTACACCAGCTACGCGGCCGGTCGCCTGGCACAGCTCAAGGCGGGCAACTTCAAATTCTGGGTCTATCGCCACGGTGGGAGCCTCGAGCCTCGACCCGAGCACCTCTCCTGGGACGGCCTGGTCCTGCCGCCCGAGCATGCTTTCTGGGCGACGCACTACCCGCCTTCGGACTGGGGTTGCAGCTGCTACGTGGTCGGCGCTCGCTCCGAAGCTGGCGCCAGGCGGCTTGGCGGCGATCCCGCGAAGACGCTACCGGAGAACTGGCGGACGATCGACCCGAAGACCGGCGCGCCGATCGGCATCGGGCGAGGCTGGAACTATGCGCCTGGCGCCAGTGTCTCGAAGGAAGTGCAAGCGCTCGCCGGCAAGGTCCGGCATTGGGACTACGCGGTCGCCAAGGCGTTCATGGACGAGCTGCCGCCCGAGCGGGCGGACGAGCTGGCCCAGGCCTATCGCGCCCTGCCGTCGACGGCCGACGATGCGCGGCGCTACGCGCAGCGAGTCTACGAGCCCAAGCCCGATCTTCCCGAACTGCCGCCGGTTCGGACGATGGGCCGGCTCAGCCAGGCGCACGCCGCCGAGATCCGGAAAGGCGGCGGCTTCGACGCCGAAGGCTTCGACTTCGCGCTCGCCCTCGACGAGCTGGCGCACGTGCGCGACGAGCACGGCAGCGCCCCGATCGAGCGGGCGCGCGGCCAGCGCGCGATCACGGCCGCCGACTTCGCGCGCCTTCCGGCCCTGCTCAATGCCGGCCTGCCGCGCTTCGTCGGCATGTCGCGCGGCCACAACCAGCCGGTGTTCGAAATCGTCCAGACGATCGGCCGCGAGGAGTACGCGACCAGGTGGGAGCTGTGGCGGCGCCGGCGTTCGCTGGTGCTGCTCAACTTCTTCGTGCGGACGGGGCAGCGGACCTGACCGCCTCCCCGATACGTCCGTAGCGTTTCAGGCGATGAACCCGCAGGTGGATGCGGCCAGGA